TGAGCGTCTTGGGGGGCATTAAAAAAGTGACAGCTCTGCTGGCGTAACCTCTTCACGCTCCTCGTTACTGGTGGTTATTAGGTTCCGCCGACGCCTAACAACCGCATGGGTCAAAGGAGTCTCCCGCGTAGCGTCTTCACAAGTGCAGTCTCGAGCTTCTCGAGGCGGGCTAGTTTAGATAGTTGGTTCCGCCGACGCACAACCAGTCATGGGTCTCGGGAGCCTCTTTTGGGCAGAATGGAGGTACTTTTGTCACTAAATCACCTTCAACACTTACGTAAGAACAGGTGGTTAGCAGATGTTGGAGGGTAGTTTGGTGGTGGTGTGTCCCGTGCGTGGCGTGGAGTGGCGTGGTCCAGCTCGCGGCGCTTGAGCGTTCCGGCTTAGGGTTCCGGGGTGGCGGACTCTTGCCGAGTATTCCGAGGCCGTGGTGGCTGGATTTTATGGAGCAAGACGTGAGGTGGCTGTGGCACGGAGCTTAGGGGGGTACCCCCTCTTTCAACTTTATGACAGGGTAACCTAACACCCTCCATGAATTTTTTCCCGTTTTGGGTGTAGCGCAGTGCGTTATCTAGAGATCCCTATAGAAGCACCCCCCCTCGGATTAACCTAGAGAAAGCCCGCAGGATTGATTACCTGTATTGTGCATCAACGGGGAGCTAAATCCGTTGCCCCTGCCGGTATCCAACTGGGGTAGGCTCTAAACGTCTAGGTTATTAATCTAGTGCCGAAGGGCGACAGGGGTTGCGCGTCCGCCTAAAGGGTGACCGTAGTCACTGGCGTCTACTCCGTAGCTCGTGGGGGTAGTTCCATGTTAGCGACCCCTTGCCTTCATTGCAATCATTGGCGTACCATTTTCTTATGACAGCAGCATCAGAGAGTAAGCCCCGTAAGAAGCGAAGTGCTGGAGCGTATTCAGTGCAGGGCAAGAAGGTGAAGGTCGTCCAGTCGAAGGACAAGCACAAGTTGTGGGACGACCTGTTTTCAATCACGGAGAGTCAGATCTCTGGCCTAAAACAGAAGATAGATAAGGGAGAGGAGCTCGACCACAAAGAGATGCAAAAGCTCGACTCCTGCTATTCCGGAATGAAGAAGCTCTTAGAAATAGAAGCACAACTCAAATCTGACGCTATTAGCTCAATGACTAATGAAGACTTGATGAAGATAGCGAGAAAAGTGCTCAGAGAAAGACCAAAAAATGATTCGCAAGATAAAGCCACTGGACCATGATTTCATTTACCACTCATGGCTCCACTCCGTAAAATGCCCCACTAAGGCTGTGACGGGTATGACCCGCTGCCTTATTGATGACCTGGTGCGTCAAGATGCTATTCGCGTTTGGTGTCCCGACGATGACCCGGACCATATCATCGGGTGGGTAGCCCACGGGGCCTTAGAGGACACCCCTCTTCTTCATTTCCTCTTTGTTAAGAAGAACTTCCGTAAAAACGGGGTAGCTCGTGACCTTATTCGAGATGTATACCCTGACGCCACCAGTCCTATCTTCTGCACTTTCTGGTCCTGGCATATGCAGAAGCTGGGGGCCAAGGAGAAGTGGAACGCTCGGTATGTGGGAAATCTACTCCCTACTGTGATCTGGAAGATACTTGATGGAGAAAATCGTGTCCTCCAGTAAGAAAAAGGACTCCCTCCCCTCTATGACTCTTACCAGTCGCGAGGTTCTTGAAGCACTTGCTGTTCGAATGGGCCAAGAATCTGTAGGCCCCAATGACGCCCAAAGAAAGCAAAGGAAGAGAAGCCATGTGCTCAACATTGAGAAAGCGCTCTTTGCCGAGCAAGTCGAATTCGTCAAAGACCCTAGCCGAAGAAAAGCGGCGATATGCAGCCGACGAAGCGGAAAGAGCTTTGCCGCAGGGCGTTATCTCGTCAAGGAATGCCTCGACAACGAAAGCACGCTTTGTGTCTACATCGCCAGGACGCGGGAAGCAGCTAAGCGTATTCTCTGGACTTCATTGAAGGACTTGAACCAGAAGTATCGCCTGGGGATTAAGTTCAACAATGCTGACCTCATAGCTACCTTTACCAATGGTTCTCAGATCATATTCACCGGGGCCAACGATGCCTCAGACGTGGATAAGCTCCGTGGTGCGGCCTTCTCTCTGGCCGTGCTCGATGAGGCTGCTTTCTTTAACATTAATTTGCAGGAGCTCGTGAACGAAGTTCTGACCCCGGCCCTTCTGGACAAGGATGGCTCATTGGTTATGATCTCTACTCCCAATAGCGCATGTGCTGGATTCTTTTACGACATCACAGAAAAAGGGAAATACAATTTCTCAGTTCACAGGTGGACAGTAAAAAACAACCCGTACATGAGACATGCAGTCAGAGCTATCGAGGAGGACATTAAGAATGGGATCCTCCGACCAGGCGACCCATCCTTCAAAAGAGAATACCTCGGCCTCTGGGTCCGCGACGACCAGGACATCGTCTATTCCTACGGAGAGCACAACCTGCTTCATGAAACCCCCGACAGTAACGAGTGGGAATACGTCATGGGTATCGACCTTGGATATCATGATGCGACCGCCTTTGTTGTTGTTGGGTGGTGCCCTGAATCACCCTACCTCTACATAGTGGATGAATACAAAGAGACTCAGATGCTGATCTCGGAGGTTGAAGACAAGATTAAGCGCTTCATGAGCGACTATAACTTCACTTCAATCGTTATGGATACTGGTGGCGGTAGCTCAAAGATGCTCCTCGAGTCCTTCAAGCAGCGCTCCGGCCTTCCGCTCAGAGCTGCCAAGAAGACTGGAGACAAGGTCGGCATGATTAAGCTCATGAACTCCGATCTGGCGTCTGCCATCATCAAGGTTAAGCCGAACATGGAGCTGCTCAAAGAATGGGATAAGCTCCAATACAACAAGGCAAAGACCGCCGAAGACCGCAGATATGACAATCACCTCTCAGATGCTGCCCTCTATGCGTGGATGGAGAGCAAGCATTTCTTTTTCGAGGAGATTGAAAAGTCCCCTAAATTCGGGAGTGAAGCGTACTTCAAGCAGCTTGAGGATAAGATCGAGCAGAGACTCCTTGAGGAAGAGCATACAAGCCAGTACGATGAAGAACTATGGGGCGAGGGCTATCAAGATGTTGAGCTCTGGGCCAACTAGGAGGAAGCAATGAGTGAAGCGCGCAGAAATGAATCTGCACCTAGCACTAAGAAGCTAAAGAGTATTCTCAAGCTACTCAATGAACATGGGGTATCCCGCTATAAGGACTCAGAGGTTGAGATCGAACTAGTGGGCCTAACTCCGCAGATGGCTCAAGCCATTCCACAAGAGTTTTCGTTTGAGCGGTACGACGAAGAAGCACAGAAGCCACAGCAAGAGTTAAAGAGAAAACTTGAGTATGAACCCGTGGACGACCTGGGTAATTCGGAGACTGATTACCTCTACTGGAGTGCTGGCGAATGAGTTACGGCGTATTTGATGATACCTTCTGGTGGCTTGCTGATGAAGACAATATTCATCGGCAAATCAGTAAGTTTGTCACTGTTCTAAGGGATGAGCAGGATACCTACTACGCTGATAACGCAGTATATGGCGGTCTCTATAATGGGGCACCTCCGCATGCTCGGTTCCTTCAGGGGTCCACCAACTACGCTCTAATGCGCCAGCCAAGACTGACGTTCAATATTGTTCACTCCATCTGTCAGGCAGCTACAGCCAAGATCGCCAAACATCGTCCTGCGGTTAGCTTTCTGACGGATGGGGGTTCATTCTCCCAGAAAAGAAAAGCCCAGCTCTTCAATAAGTTCATTCAGGGGCAGTTCTATGACATGCGGATTTATCAGGTAGCTCAGCGAGCTTTCCTTGATTCCTGCATCTACGGGACTGGGGCTGTCAAAATCTTCGAGCAGTATGGAAAGATTAAGGCCGAAAGAACTCCACCCCATGAGCTGACGCTTGACCCGCTCGAGGTTGAGAATGGGAACAGCCCACGCCAATTATTCCAGACAAAGCGGCTATCTAGACACGTTCTAGCTGAGATGTTCCCTGAGCATCGCAATGCTATTGTTGAGGCGGCCGCAATCGAAGAAGACAAATTCAGCGAAGAGGATGCTCGTAAGAGTGACATGATCCAGTGTCACGAGGCATGGCATCTTCCATCCGGCCCGGACGCTACGGATGGGCGACACGTTATCTGTATTGACTCGATTACCCTGCTCGATGAGCCTTGGGAGAAGGGATACTTTCCGTTCGCCTTTATGCGATGGACTGAGAACCCAATGTCTTTCTGGGGTAATGGCCTGAGCAAAGAAGTGAAGGGCATCCAGGTTGAAATCAACAAGCTCCTGGCAAGAATCCAAGAGCAGATGCACCTGGCTACACCCAAGGTCTTCATTGAGGACACCTCTAAGATCGTGCAGTCCCACCTGAATAACCGGGTCTGGGGAGTGATGAAGTACCGAGGA